CGAAAGAACAAGAAGAAGAATTCAGAGAACAATATTCCCCAAGTGGATATCGTCATGAAATAGAAGCTGACTGGGGTGAAGACTCTGAAGGTGTTTATCCAAGAAAATTTGTTGACAGAGCTTTTATTTCGCCATCATGGGATTACACTCCTGAAATTACTTCAGCTAGATCTTTTCATACAATTGGGGTCGACTGGGATAAGTATGGCGCGGGAACAAATATAGTCATAGTAGAAACATGCGCAGAGAATTATGAAGACACTAGATTTAGAGGCAAGAGTAGAATCTGTTATAGAGAAGAAATACCCAGATCAGAATATACTTTAACAAAAGCTGTAGATAGAATTATTGAATTAAATCGGGCATTTAATCCTAAGCACATTTATGTTGACAGAGGATACGGAGAAGTTCAAGTAGAACTACTTAAGAAATATGGAGTAGAAAATCCATATTCTGGCCTTAGGGATAAAGTTAAGGGCATTAGCTTTGGTGAAAGCATTGATGTTAGAGATCCATACACCAAGTTAATGATTAAGAAAGAAATGAAACCTTTTATGGTTGACAATCTTAGGCAGTTCTTGGAAAAAGAAAGAATACTTATTCCAGAGTCAGACGAAGAAATCTACATGCAGCTAATATCCTATGTTGTTATTAGAACAACTCAAACTGGTCGGCCAGTATTTGAAGCAGCTGGTTCTGCAATGGATCACGCACACGATGCATTAATGTTAGCACTATTGGCAATAACGCAAAATTATGGAGAATTTTCGCAGGGTAACTACGCTACCAGAACCGAAAGTTTTTCTAATGAGTTTTTTATGCCCAAACAAAATAGTTCAGATTCAGAAGAAGAAAAGTCAAAATTTGTAATCACCGGGAGAGCAAATGCTTTGAATCCAACTGGAAGCTTTAAGAGATCAACTAGTTCTAAAAAAATTAGAAAAATGTTTTAGGAAAAAATGTCGGTAAATAATAGCAATCAGTATACAGAAGTTAATAATGAAATTCATGGAGATTATAAATTTTCTGATTCATCTTTTGTAAATACTTCAGACAATCAAGCTTATGCAAGAGAAATGATGAATAATATTGGAAAGAATTCTAATAGTTCCGTAATGGAAACATATTCAATTCCACTTGATTTTATAAGAAGACAGATATCTTTGGCTGAAAAAGTAATAATGGATACTATAAAAGATATTGAAGATCTAATGAAAAAAGTTTTTATAAATCCAAGTTTAAGTACAGATTTATTAATTTCTCATCAAAATTTATGGAATGAATTAAACAAAACTTTAAGAATAGAATCTCCAGAAACTATTGAATTTTTTAATAAAAAAATAAATAATAGTTCTTACTCTACCGTTTCAAAAGAGGAAGATGAAAAGATAGACATTAGCTTTGGTTTAGAGGATCCCAAAGACGATCCTTATCTAGAAGATTTCCCAAAAATTATTAATGATGATCCATCATCCGAAGACGCGGATTCCATAACTATTCAACCTTATCCTCCGGAATCCAATAAGCCATCAAACATTAAAATATCCATTCCATTCTACATTTGTTACGACCAAGTTTCTTTTGCAGAAAGAATGAATTCAACAATTTCCCGTAAATTTTTGCAGGAATATGAACAGTCAATAACTCACTCAACATTTTCTTATTTTTTTCAATTTAGAAAACTTTTAAACTATTTATTAAATGAAGTTAAATCAATACAAGTATCACTACTTACAGACTTTGGAGACGCCTATGAAAATGAGTTACAGCAAAAAATCGCAGTCCATTATGACTCGTGGGGGAAAACGGCCCTGCACTATACGAGCAGGATTGCAAAGACGATCATATCAAAGCCGGGAGAAATTCCCGGAACCGAATTGGATCAAATCTCAAAAGAACAAGCCTCTAAATTTCAAGCTTTTTTTGCGATTAAACTAAACGCTGTAAACTCTGAGATTGAAGATATCCTTAGCTCCCTCAAGAGAGACCTACATGATAACTCTGAAATATTTTATACAAGATATATTAAACCAGGTTTAAAATTTTCTTCGGAGATTTCAAACCCTTTAGAACTAGATTATCAAACTACATCAGTAGGAAAAAGTATTCCATTTCTAGCTGAAGAACTACTTATAGCATCAGTGTTGATGAAGGGTAATTTTACTTCAGTAGTTGCCGATATTATTGATAGACACAATATCGTAATAGGTAAGACGGATGCACTATTGAGATTAATTCATGAAAAAAGAAAGTATGCAAATTTTATTGCGCAGATGTCTTTTAAAGGTGTGCAAAAACCAAATGTTCTGCTACCAGTATCTGATGATTGGGCATCCTCTTTATTTAGGCAAGTAGTAATAAGTCCCACTAGAAAAGATGATCTAAAGTCCAGTCATAGCCTATTGCAAGACCTAGATGAAGATCACCATCCACAGTATTTATTAAAGGATGGCGGGAGAATAATAGGTGATATTCTTGTGGCTGAAGGTGTTACTATAGATGGGGTAGATCTCAACCAACATAAACATACTGGCACGGATGGATCTACTAAAATTTCCTCCCTTGATATCGATTATGAAACAGCAAGAAATTCTGATAGAATAAAAGACGCTGTAACCGCTCCCATATCAATAGCTATTGCGCAATTTAATGTTGACATTGTAAATGGCGTACCTAGGTGCGATGCAGTGGTTAATATAGAAATTGATGATAATATTTTAGATAATCATGAATATGAAATAATATATACGGAAGTGACATAACATGGCTTGGTTTAAGTATCTTAAATCTACTGAAAATGTAAACTCATCTACAGTTAACACCGCTTACTCATACCCTTATTGCAAGAGGTTTATAGGCAGATTCACGCCAAGAGATACAATAAGTTCTGGAAATTGGATATTTGCTAATATATTAGATATTAATATCAATATGTATAAAGATACCTCTTTAGAAGATCAAACAGATCAAACATCGTACATTGTTACTTATGAGAAAGGTGACAATGTATATCCCGTTGAAACCGTCATAGAAGGCGACTATATATATTTTAAAACGTATGAATTGCATACGGCTGCCGAAGAAGTAACCGGACAATATGCAGTGTATTATAATACGCCAAATTTAAGAAAAATTAACACTGTAAATAACGGTGGGACTACTGGGTATCGGATTGACTCAGTCTCAAATCCATTCTATGCAAACTACTCAAGTGTCAATACAGGGCAATATTTAGTTAATTTAGATTCAGATTCATCATACAACTTCTCATTTATTAATCCAATGACAGATTGGGATAATGGATTATCCATGAAACCAGCTTCTAAATTATATATGAATTTTACTGGCCCTAAGTTTACTTTATATGGAGCAAAGGGACCAAATTACGGTAAGTTTAGAATTAAATTTACAGCGCTTTCTGATAATATTAATACGACAAATTCCTTAGCTTTAGATTGGCAAACAATTGATTCATTTGCTAGAACCTACTCTGATAATCAACAGCTTTTTGCAAAGACAGATTTTGAAGAAAGAGATTATTTTGTCGAGATAGAAACATTATATGATAAAAATGTTCTTTCAAATGGAAATAACATAAAGATAACTTCTTATTCATTTAGCTATAATCTATATCTAAAAATTAAAAATGAAATAGTTAATCAATCTAATAATACATTTACGCTGATAGGCGGAATAAGATAATGGGTATTATATCTAAAAATATAGAAAATTTAAAACCGGATAAAGAGTATATTATTACGGTTCGCGCAAAAAATAATGACATTAATATATTGTCAAGCTATACGGATTCAGTAAGGTTTCAAACCCCTACAGATTCAACAGTACCTAGTGCGCCAACAAATCTTGTTCTGGCAGCATCTTTTCTTAATGTATTATTTAAATATACAGACAGTGTTGACGAAGATGCAGGAAAGTATGAATATGAACTATACAAGCAAGCCCAAATACAAATTGTCAGCGGTTTAAATTCAATTATTTCTGGAGAAACCCCACATAGGACTGGTTTCGTTCAGACTAATGTTTTTGTTGTTTCAGTAGATGATAACAGCACAACAACAAGCACTTCTGGCCCACCAACTAATCCTGTTAAGTACTATGGAAGAGTAAGAACAATTGATACTTCCGGCAATATCAGTGGCTGGACATCAATAGTCGCCTCAGACGACACTCCATTGATCGATGAAGATTTTATTGGTTCTTTGACGGCAGGAAAAATAACTGCTGGAACAAT